CGTCGGCGCAGCTCACCCCCATCTATGCCGACGCCCGCAAAATGAACGGTGCCGCCATGCTGGGCGATGGCACTGCCGGTAACCTATGGCGCGGTGAATAGCCATGCAAGGTTTTAGCTCCAGCGCGTTTGCGGTTTCGGCATTCAGCACCTCCGCCTTTGCGCTTGATTATTACTCCGGACAAATGTATCCCCTGGACGAGATCCCAGTGGGGTATCCCAACCTTGGTGATACATCTTATCCAGCTTCCTGGTTGTCGACTTCATATCCCAACCTTGGTGATACATCTTATCCAGCTTCCTGGTTGTCGACTTCATATCCCAACCTTGGTGATACATCTTATCCAGCTTCCGGTCTCCCGTTGGTTTACCCAAGCCCTGGCGGGATTATCTACCCCTTATCTGGCATAGACCGAACCTATCCACACGGATAACAATCTTCAATCCCCCGAGGTTGTATTAGTGATAAAATGTCCCCAGTAAAGTAATCGGGGGCAATTCAAATGTCGCTAGTTGTAGAAACTGGGTTGGGTTTATCAAACGCAGAGTCCTACGCTAGCGTCGCCGATTCCGTCGCTTATCATTCCGGCATCGGAGATAATACCTGGTCTGGAATCACAGCCACCGAGCAGGAACAGGCGCTTCGTAGGGCAACCGTCTACCTGGTTGGAAAATACCGGATGCGCTGGGCTGGTTCCCGTATGACAACCTCGCAGGCACTCGACTGGCCACGCTCCTCGGTTCCTGTGGTTGATACTCCGCACAGGTCCTACTACCCCAACGACTCAGTTCCACGGGAGGTGGTTGCCGCCTGTTGTGCCATGGCCCGTCGCGCTGCGGCCGGAGAGCTACTATCTGACCAGGGGCAGCGTGCCTCATCCGTCACGGTTGGACCTATCTCCAAGACCTTCGAGGCCGGTTCTACTGTGGCAACCCAGTACCCCGAGATCAACGCTCTGCTCCGTCCGCTTCTGAGGTCTGGCGGCGGACAAATCAGGATGGTTCGAGCATGAACTACGCAGCCTTGGCCAAAACAGCGCTGAAGCTGCTTAAGGACTTCGGCGGTAAGGTAACCCATCGCACCTACACAACTGGCACCTACGACCCGGCTACGGGCCTTAGCGGTGCCTCATCCGTGGACTCGACCCCAACGGGAGTGCTGCTAGACTTCGGGTCCGGGCAAACCCTGGAACGAGGAACCCTGATCCAAGGTGGTGACAAACGGCTCCTTCTGGAGCCTTCTGCTTCTGTATCCCCTCAGGACCATTTCATTGTGAATGGAACCGAGTACCTAATCGTCTCCATCGGAGAAGTGAAGCCGGCAGCGACTCGCGTCCTGTACGACATTCACCTGAAGACATGAGCTTCTCAGTAGATCTCTCCCAGTTTGTTCGCAAGACCAACGTCAAGCTGGAATCGACGGTCAAGCGAATCGTGGCAGGGGTCGCCGAATCCGTCATCGAGATGTCCCCTGTGGGTGATGCATCCTACTGGCAGTCCCCTCCTCCCAAGGGGTACCTGGGTGGACGGTTCCGCGGTAACTGGGACTACGGATTCAATTCAATCCCCGGAGCTCAATACGAGAGTATCGACCCGTCCGGGGCAACATCACTGGGTAGGGTGATGAGCGGACTGTCTGGCAAGACTGCTGTGGGAAATGTGCACTACATCACCAACAGCCTGCCCTATGCCAAGGCACTCGAAGATGGCTGGTCCCGTCAGGCTCCCCAAGGTATGGTGGGCCTCACGGTTCTCCGGTTCCAACAAATCGTGAATGGTGCAGTATGAGCGGCGTCAAGAATATCCGTATCGCCTTGGAAACCGCACTTGCGGCCATGGCTCCCTCTCTAGCTACCGCCTGGGAGAACGTCGCCTTTGCTCCTCCGGCCTCTTCGGTTCCGTATCAACGTGCTTACATCCTGTTCTCCACACCGGATAACCAGGAATTCGGAGCTAGCCATATTCAACAGGGTATCTTTCAAGTCAATCTTCTCTATCCACTGCAGGCTGGTCCTGCGGATGCAGCGGATAGAGCAGAACTCATACGGGCCGCGTTCCGTCGGGGTTTCAGCTTTACTAATTCTGGAGTGACGGTCAATATCACCAGGACCCCAGAAGTCGGGCAGGGATTGCCTGATGGCGACCGGTGGCTAGTCCCCGTCAAAGTTCGTTTCTCTTCATTCATTCTCTAGGAGCTATACCATGGCAACCACACCGGCACAAGGCCTATTCAAACAAACCATCATCGGCAAGCAAACCGGCATCGGAGTCCCCAAGACCGGAGCTGGCGGTCAGATTCTCCGCCGCAAGAGCTCCATCTTCTCTGCGTCGAGGGACACCAGCACAAACGACGAAATCGTCTCGCACCGTCAGTCCACGGGTATCACCTACGGACAGAAGAAGGCCTCGGGAAAACTCGATGGCAACCTGTCGGCCGGAACCTATGCTCAATTGGTCGCCGCCACCCTGATGCAGGACTTCGCGACGGTTGCGCCCTACGCAGCGGGCATCGATGTGACTGCTTCGGCCACCGCTCCTCAGTTCGTGGACGCCTCGGGCGGTTTCCTGACCGCCGGCCTCAAGGTCGGCATGGTCGGCCGCTGGACGGGATTCGCCGGTGCCGGTGCCACCAACAACAACGCTCGCAACTTCTGGATCACAGCACTCACTGCCACCCAGATGACCGGCATCTTCCTGGACGGCACCGCCGTCACGGCCGACGCGGCCGGAGACACTGTCACCTTCACCGTGGTCGGCAAGGTCTCGAAGGTTCCACTAACCGGCCACACCAACGACTTCTTCACCTTTGAGGAGTGGTATTCCGACAAGTCAGTCTCTGAAGTCTACCCCGACTGCAAGGTCAACCAGGTTTCCATCGGCCTTCCGTCAGCTGGACCGGCCACTGCCAGCTTCGACATTCTCGGAGTAGGAACCCGAACCATCGCCGGTTCCCAGAGTTTCACCAGCCCTACTGTGGAAACCACCAGCGACGTGCTGCAGGCACTCAATGGCTCCATCTATATGAACGGGGTGCTGGTCGATTACGTCACCTCCGTGACTCTCACGCTCGACCGTGGCCTGTCCCCGGTGGGGGCTTCTATCGGAACCAACGTCTCCCCGGATATGAACCAGGGCAAGATCAAGGTCAGCGGTTCGTTCACATCGATGTTCAACGCCTCCACACTGATGGCCCTGTTCGACGCAGAAACTGCTGTCAGCCTGAACGTGGTGGCTGCTGTGGATCGCTCTGCAACCTCCAATTTCTGGGGCTGCACGATGGGCAAGGTCAAGCTCACTGGCGACGCTCCGGACGATGGCGAAAAGGTCATCATGCGTACCTACCCCTTCACCGCCGAGATCAATGGTGCCGGCGGTGCTGCACTGGCTTGGGATCAGACGATCTGCATGATTCAAGACAGCCTGGCATAAAGCACCTGTAACCCAACGGAGAATGAAATGAGTTTGAGTCTGAACGACCTGGACGCTGCCCAGAAAAGCAGCGAAGCCTTCGAGTTTGAATACCAGAATGCCCAGGGAGACCCCACCGGTATCTTCCTGTCGGTGGTTGGTAGTCAGGCCGAGAAGGTCACCGTGGCTGTGGCCAAGCTGGTAAACGAACGCCGCCGCAAGGAAGCTGCTCGTGAAGTTCAGCGGCGCCTTCAGCCCAACTCCAAGACCGTTCAGTTTGAGACTCTGGAGTCCGACGTTGAGTTCGGGCAGCGTCTGGCCGCCGTTCGTTTGGTGGGCTGGCGCGGTCCTGGTCAGGTAGATGGGCTGGACGAGGAACAGAAGGCCCGGTTCAAGGGAATCTCTGACCCCTGGACCGAGGACAATGCCCTTCGCCTGTGCCGCACCAACCGTGACATCGCTGCTCAGGTAACACTGCAGTCGGATGCCATGGGAAATTTTACGACCATCTGACCGACGAACTACTCGAGTTCGCCGCGTCAGAGTTCGTACTAGACAAAAGGCAAGAAGATGGAAAACCCATCAGGATTCACCTACAGAGCCTCTGGCTGCAGTCCGGCCGAAAGCCGGCTCAGCTCGAGGACCTTCCTGAGGTCCCACCTCTTGCGGTGCATCTCTGGGAATGGTTTCTCAAAATGAACCAAGAACGAGGATCCAACGGAATGGAAGCCAACCAACTCACATCCCAGTTCATGAAGGACTGGTGCTGGGCAAACGGGGAAACCCTGGAGCTGTGGGAACGGAAGGCCATCCGTAAGTTGGATGCCAAGTGGAAGGAAGCCCAATGAGTCAAGATATTGCCAGCCTAGGAATTGCGGTTGATGCCACACAGGCAAAGAACGCTTCCAAGACCCTGGACGAATTGGCTCAGTCCGGTGGAAAGGCCGAACAGTCCACCAATGCCCTATCCAATGCCACTGCCGTCTTGTCCAAGGTCTACGGGGACTTGGCCAAGGCAGCTGTGGCTTGGAAGGTTTACGATTACATCAAGGACGCTACCCTCCTGAACGCTCGCTATGAAACCCTGGGGATCTCGATGACCCAGATAGGCAAGAACGTCGGGTACACCGCCGAACAGATGGAGGCTGCGGCCAAAGCCTTACAGAAGACCGGCATCTCAATGACCGAGTCACGGGCCTCCGCCATGAAGCTGGTTCAGGCCCACATCGACCTGGCCGATTCCACCAAGCTGGCTCGTATCGCTCAGGATGCCGCGGTCATCGGCGGTATCAACAGCTCGGAGGCCTTCAGTCGACTGGTTCACGGTGTTCAGTCAGCACAGGTTGAAATCCTGAGGGGTATCGGTATCAACGTGTCCTTCGAGGAGGGATATGCCAAGACCGCCGCAACACTGGGGAAGACTGCCGTTCAACTGACGGAAAACGAGAAGTCTCAGTCTCGCTTGAATCAGGTGATGGAGAAAGGCAACGAGATTGCCGGAACCTATGAAGCTGCCATGAGCACCGCTGGCAAGCAGATGTCCTCCATGCAGCGGTACACAGAAGATCTCAAGGTTAAGGTCGGGGAAGTCTTCAATGAGACTCTGACTATCGGGGTCATGGCCTTCACCGATCAGATGAAGAACCTAAATGGGGAGATGGATGCCGTAGCTGCTTCTGGGCAGCTGAATGACTGGGCTGAGGGGGTCACCAACCTATTCGTGACAATTGCGGACAATGCCAACAACCTGGTGGGCGCCCTCAAGGTTATCGGGTACACCATGGCAGCTCTGGCTGCTGCCTCGAACTTGGAAATCTGGGACAGCGCCGGCCGATCGGCCATCAAGGAACAATACGACAAGGATGTGGATGCCGTCTATGCTGGTGAGGACCGATTCGGCAAGGCACTCGAGAAACGTCGCACAGCTCGTGCTGAGGACGCCGCTAAGCTGGCTGAGATCGACTCCAGGAAGCTAGAGCAGGTTCGGTCGGACATGTCCGCATACGCTCAGGCACTGGAGCAGGGACTCCTGACCCAGCAGCAGTATGCTCAGGCTTCAGCGGCCATCATGAAGAATGCCTACGGGGACAACCACACCTATACCGATAGCACTCCAGCTGGCCCGACAACCAAGAAGGGTCCTAGCGAGTATGACACGCTGATTAAGGGCATCCAAGAGAAGATCGCCATGGACAACCTGGACATCCAGACCCAGGGCCAGCTGACCGGAGCCCAGAAGGAAGCAGCCAAGGTCATGGAGGACCTTCGTCTTGGAACCCTGAAGCTTACACAGGCTCAGAAGACCAAGCTGACAGGACTCCTGGAGACCCGGATTGCTGTGGACGAACTGAAGGGCATAGAGGAACGTGCCGCCAAGCAGGCCCAGTCAGATGCCTCGGCCAGGATCAAGGCCCAGGATGCTGCTTTCGAGGCTACTATCGAGGGTTACTACGCCTCAGAGAAAGGCGCTCGGGATGCTGTGGCTGCTGAGGAGCTTCGTATCGCTCAGTTCGGCAAGACCAAGATCCAGATTGAGGAGATGACCATTGCCACACTGGTTCTGTCTCAGACCCGGGTCAAATCCGATTCCTTCGAATACGCTTCACTCCAGCGCCAGATCGAGTCCCGTCAGGAACTGCTTGGGCTCATGAAAACCAGCAAAGGACTCGAGGACCAGAAGGCTGCCTCCGCAGCCGAAGCTGCTTCATGGAAGAGCATATGGGATTCTGTGGATAAGACTGCCCACGACACCTTCGTCAATATCTTTAATGGCGGTCAGGACGCCTTCACCAAACTGCGTGACACACTAAAGTCCACACTGCTTGACCTGCTCTACCAGATGACCATCAAGAAATGGATCGTCAACATCTCAACCAGCACCACAAGCGGCAGCGTAGTCAACGGGATCTCGGGAGTCATGGGGGGCGGCGGGTCCGGAGATATGTCGTCGGGAGCATCTGCTTTAGACTCTGTATTTAGTACAGGAATGACTAAATGGTTTACATCCTTTGGCAGCAGTACGGCCTCCATGATTGGTGATTTTGGAGCAACTCTTGTCAGTAACGGTGGGGAGATGCTTGGCGATTTTGGCGGCATGTTAATCAATAATTCCTCGGCTATTGGTGCGGCTGCGGATACCATTGGTTCTGGCATTGGCTATTTAAGCGCGGCAATTTCCGCAAGCAAAGGAGAGTGGGGCAAAGCAATAGGTCAGGGGCTTGGTACCTACTTTTTTGGCCCACTTGGGGGGACGATTGGCGGAGCCATTGGTGGTGCAATAGATAAGGCATTTGGGGGTGGGCACGAGTACCAAGTGGCGAGCGGTTTGCGCTTGCAAGCTGGGGCTAATGGGCTTACAAGCCGAGAGTTTTCCCAATG